ATGTTCTAGAAGTGTAAAAAGTGGGCCGATCTACCAAAAGTACAAAGGAATCGGATACAAGTATAGTTACCAGTTATTCCTGAAAAAAAAAGAAATATGTATTGTAAACACAAGCACTATCTTTACAAAAAATATATTAAAGTCATTAGAAGATAATGGGAGTTATAACTTTATAACTCCCAACACATTACAAGAATGTATTATGGATTGCAATGCATACAAGTACATTGGAATTGTAATAAATTTATCAGATAAAAGAAATAAATGGAATGATGTTGAAGATTTAGTTACTTCCTTGAAAAATATGAAACACTTTGAACAAAGAGTATGTTTAATCACTTCAGATGATAAGATCGATAACTTAATCCGAGAATATTCTTATAATTTTGAGTATATCATTTCATTCGAGACGGATGATTTCTATATGAAATTACACTCGTATTTGGACGAATGGTCACATGTTTTCAATGAAAAAGGCACAAGAGGTTCTTTGGATTTAACTTTAAACTAGTGGTTTGTATGACATTTCTGAGTTTAGGTAAATTCATATCATATTTTCTGAGAGTGTTTTAAAATGTTATTCAAAAGTAAAATAGACAATATAAGGTCATTCGCATGTATAATAATCAGAAACTTGAAGAGAAACCAAAATGTAGTTTGAATACGAACACGTATCAGAATAGAAACACGAATCAACATTTAATTGGAAGCATCATTGGACATAATATAGTGTTTCCACCTTTACCTACTATTGTTTGCAAACGTTGCTTAAACCAAATCATGGAAACATCTGATATTTTTATGGCTGATGACAAACCGTTTTGCAGAGAGAATTGTCGCAGAATCTTTTTGAATCATGGACAGTTTTTGTCAAGTAAATCATGAATATGTAGAAATGAATATGTAGAAAAAATTGGAATTTCAAAAATAATGTGCACATCGTTTGAAATTAAACATAGTCACAGTATAATTTTGGAATGTTCTCTTCTTTTTCTTCTGAAGATACGGTTTGTTGCGGTGATCGTTTGTTTAATTTTTTGAGTGCTTGATTGTACTTCATTTTATAAAAAGTTCGAACTTTCCTCATCATTTCTTCTTTACTTTTCAGAAGCTCAATGCGTCCATAAATTATGATTTTCTCAAAATTATGTGCAATTTCGGGTTTGTTCCTGACATACGGAAACGAATCATTGAAAAGCTTTATCACCGAATCGGGAATTGTTGGTGATTCTGCCATGAGTCTGTCCATATCATTACGATATTCGTTCATACTCAAATATGCATACCTGCGTTGTTCTGGGGAAACGCTCAGTTCTAAAGAGATGTTTCTGAACAATGCATTGTAGTTTTTGTGATAAAGTAAATGTTTAGCTGCCAATTCTGATGATCTCATGTATTTACTTGTTGCAGAAAGTATCGCTGCAACCATACTTAGTATTCCCATACATAACGGAAATACTATAAGATTCAACGTTGAAGTAGACTGATTTCCAACCATTGTAAAGTTTGCAGAACCTGAAATGGTGGACACACAAATAAGTGGAATTGTTAATCGGGAATCAACCTGTGAATAGTATTGATGCGTTTTATTATGCATCCATGAATAATATCTCGCTTTTTCAGCCCAATCCTTGAGTAGATTTTCCTGAACAATGGTCCATCTTTTTTCGTTGAAAGTATCCGATTGCTCATTCTTTTTATTAATTGTTAGCGTCATTTTTCATATAAAGCTTTACATTTATAAGTATAATTATATTGAGCTATGTATTTTCGTTACCATAAATCGAATCATACGGTTATGAGTAAAAATGTAAATGAAACGTTGAAAAAGTATTCATCAAATTTGAACAACCTCGCCAAAGAAAATAAATTCTTTCCAGTCGTTGGAAGAAATTCAGAGATTAACAAATTGACTACAATTCTTCTGAAACGAACAAAAAGAAATGCTCTCTTACTCGGTTCAGCTGGAGTGGGAAAAACAGCGATCGTCGAAGAACTTGCAAGACAAATAGTTACCAAAGAATGCCATCATGAACTATTTGACAAAGAGTTGCTTTTACTCGATTCAGTTGGGATCATGGCAGGAACACAAGAACGGGGCGAATATGAGAAACGTGTGAGAGATATTATAAATGCAATAGAAGGACGGGATAATATCATTTTGATGATTGATGAGATTCATACGTTGGTAACTAAAAGTACGAGTGCATCTTCTACCAAAAATCCTCTTATTGATATGTTTAAACCAGGACTGGCTCGTGGAAATATTCAATGTATCGGCACGACGACATATGACGAATACATTAAATATTTTGTGAAAGATTCCGCATTCGAACGACGTTTTCAACCAATCAATGTATGTGAACCTTCGGATGAAGAGACTCTTATTATGTTGAATTCAATCAAACCGCATTATGAAGAATATCATAAATGCACGATTTCAGATGAAGCGTTACATAGTTGTATTTATTTAGGAACCAGATATCTATATTACCGTAATTTTCCAGATAAGGCAATCGATTTAATGGATGAAGCTTGTTCGAAGGTAAATATCCAGCATCACCAAGATAAACGTGAAAATCGTACTGTGGATTCTGACGATGTTGTTTCGGTTCTAAATGACATTATTCAAGAGAATCATTCTTTAAAGACAGAAACTGAACGTGTTGTTGATTTAGCACAAGTATTAAGTCGAGAAATCATTGGACAAGAACATGTACTTTCAACTGTTATAAATGCTTTTCAGCGTCATGTGTGTGGATTCTATCCTTCGAATCGTCCTGTATCCAGCTTCTTGTTCGCTGGTCCGACAGGTACAGGGAAAACCGAAACAGCGAAACTAGTACATACCCATTTTTTTGAAAACACAAATAACAAAATCATTCGATTCGACATGAGCGAGTATGCTGAAGCACATGAGGTTTCAAAACTGATCGGCTCACCGCCTGGATTCGTTGGTCATGAAGAAGGAGGACTTTTGACGAAGGAAATAAAACGCAACCCACGTAGTGTTGTTTTATTCGATGAAATCGAAAAGGCTCATCCAGCATTTTTTGATTTGCTGTTACAAATTATTGAAAATGGTGTTTTGACGGATAATAAAGGCATATCGCACTCTTTTAATCATTGTGTGATCATAATGACGTCAAACATTGGATTTACACATTCACCAAAGACTTCAATGGGATTTGGCTTCAAAGAAAATGAACAAGAGTGTAATCACAATAAAAACGAAATTCTGAATGAATTGAAACATCACTTTAGACCAGAGTTTATAAATCGAATTGATAATATCGTTGTGTTCAACTATCTAACAGAAAAAAACATTGAATCAATCGCAAATAAAATGATATTCGAATGTATTGAAAAAATTCGTGTGGAGAATGACATTCATGTCGTTGTTTCATTTCGAACTAGAAATAAAATCATTGAACAAGGAATGACCACATCTTATGGAGCTAGACCTCTTCGAAATGCTATTAACATTTACATATTGGACGTTGTATCACAAACCATGCTGATGAATAAAAATCAGAAAACAATATACATCTAGTTTTTTTCACCGTCATTAAAATTAAATACTCTAATCGTATTAAAAATGAAAATCTCGGATGCAATTGAGATATTCATCAAACAACAAAAACTTTCATTCAAAGATGAAGAAAAATGTGAACATTCGTTGCTAGTTTTATCTGATTTTGTATTAGACTCTTTTTTAAAGACAAACAACATAAAAACGTTACCGTTTACAAAACTGTTGGGCAAATGCATTCGTATCGTCGGAAATGTAATCAACGAAAAAGTAAACGAAGACATACATGAAAAAATGAACACGTTCGTTGAAAAACACATTCGAAGTAGTCTAGATGCAAAATATGAAGATTATTCGAATTCAGTTTCTTGTTTTCGTCAGTTGACAAGTGTATGTATTTGGCATCGGTAGGGTTTGAACCTACGCGTACTGATGTACAGTAGAACTTGAGTCTACCCCCTTAGACCACTCGGGCACGATACCATATACATAAATAAAAAAATAAACATTTGAATTTTAGATGAATGGAATTACTGGATGACGTCTTATCTTAATTCATTTTGATGAGACTATGTTTGAGTTTATTTTCCATAATGTATTCATCTAGATACGTTCGAATCAAATATCTTGTCATTTTTGGTTTTATTCCAGTTCTCTTCGAAATAGTTTTACATGTTACACCTTGTGGTTGTGTGTCCAAATACGACCTGATTTCACACAACAGCTCAACAGTGTCCATGATTACAGACAATGTAAACTCTATGATTATAATTCTTTCGTAAACTCTTAAATGAATTTGTTCTTATTAATTAAGTCACAAGAATGAAATCTAAAGAAAATATTGCAATACCGGTAGAAACACATTCCAACACAACCCATGAGGAACAGACCGCTATTTTGAGTTCCCAGCTTGACCAATTGAAAAAAGAAATAAATGAAAAGTCTTGGTCAAACGAAGTTGAAAACTTGTTGAAATCATGGGGTGAAAAGGCTGCTTACAATAAAGAACTCCATTCTTCGGCAAGCAGATATTGGAAATCCATTGGAGACCGTTTATTTATTCCGATATTGATTTTAAACACGATTGGTGGAGTTGCTAACTTTGGAGCAGCGAACGTAGAGGATTCTTCTTATTGGATGTATTCCATTGGTATATTGAACCTATTCGCAGCTGCATTAGGAACGATGAGTCAATATTACAATCCAATCACAAAAAGTGAAAAACATTTTCACATCGCAAGGGCATTTGGTAGTTTCTATAGAAATCTTATTATTGAGCTTGGAATGAATAGATCAGATCGTACAAATGCAGATGAAATACTTCGGTGGGCAAAAAGTGAATATGATAGAGTTCAATTGGATAGTCCATTGTTACCATTATTTATCATTGAAACATTCAAACGAAGCCATAATGAGGAAACTGGTAGTTTCCCAGATTGTGTTTCAGAATCCGTGAACATTCAAATTAATCGCCCCAAAGAAATACATCCAGATCTTTAATTAAAAACTGAGCTATTCTATACAATTAAAGACCAAAATGGAATCCTGTAACAAGAACGACGCGATAAAAACGTTATACAAGCTTTGTGAAGCAGTTGATTCTGTTCCAGATAATTTCTCTGAAGTTTATAAAATTAATCCTGAAAATGTTGTGTCGCAATCTAAAAATTCGTTGTTGATTCTAATAAAAAAGTTTATTCAACTTCACAAAAAATCCAAAGATTCCACAGATGCACAATATAAAGTCATGGCATACACAACAGCGCATGATAACATTTCAAAGATGTCAAAAAGTATAACGATGAGAATGTTAATAGAAAATAAAGTTTGTGGAAAATCGATCCTCGAAAAGATAAAATTTTTATTTCCGTTTATTGGGATATTTGATTCCAAATCAAAAACAAATACAAATGAATTGTTTTACAATTTTGAGTATTCCAATCACAAATCACAACTTGAAGCAAATCAAATAAACTCTAAAACTGAATATTTCGCAAACGAATCAGAGTCCGAATCAGATTCTGACGATTTACATTACGATGACGAATCTGATGACGTGAGCGTACTTAGTACTTGGAGTAATAGTTCGTTTCATCAAGAACCTGAAATATTCGATAACAAACAAAAACGTAGTTCAAACAAACATCGCTACATAAAAACAGAATATACAACTGAACAAACTGACGTGTCAAACAACGATACAGAAAAAGATCCCTCTTCAAAAAATAGTGTTGCTAAGCTTAAAAAAGTTTTGAGAGTCTTAAACGATATCGAAAATCACTGCCTTCGCCTGAATATGGACATTGTTAAACGAAAGGAAATAATTGGCATGTCAAAATTAATCGCTGAAATGAAAACAAAGTACTATTCACAACTATACTCATTTCTAGAAA